CAGGTACTCAAGGTGTACTTGGAGAAGGAACTCAAGGTACTCAAGGTATACTTGGATCTCCCGGCCCTCAAGGTACAACAGGTACTCAAGGTACAACAGGAACCGAAGGTGATAATGGTGCCCAAGGCATACCCGGTACTCAAGGTACAATAGGTGCTACCGGATCTCAAGGTACGACAGGTACTCAAGGTGTACTTGGAGAAGGAACTCAAGGTACTCAAGGTATACTTGGATCTCCCGGCCCTCAAGGTACAACAGGTACTCAAGGTACAACAGGAACCGAAGGTGATAATGGTGCCCAAGGTACGGCAGGTACAAATGGAACCCAAGGTACACAGGGTATTCAAGGGCTTACAGGTATCGGAAATATAGCTAGCCCCAATAACAACTCCGTAGTTCTATCGGACGGAACATCGGACGGCTTATTCTCAGCTAACGGAGCCGTAGAGTGGAACGGATCAGCTCTTGACGTAGCCGGAACCATAAGAGCAACCGGAGATGTAATCGCTTACTACTCTTCAGACCGTAGACTTAAGAAGAATATTACACCTATTGCCGATTCTTTAGATAAAATAAGTATACTCTCAGGTTATACATTTATCTGGGATGAAACTAAGCAAGGGGAGTATAAGGGACTAGATTACGGAGTGATTGCCCAGGAGGTCGAAGAACTTTTTCCTGAATTGGTAGGTACTAGGTACGATGGATATAAGGGAGTTAAGTATGATAGACTGGTACCGGCGTTAATAGAGGCTATCAAGGAATTAAAAATTCGAATAGAGAAATTAGAAGATAATTAATGTGGTTATACAAGAATAAAGTTATAGAAAGCATAGGAGATATGCCGGAGAATACCTTCGGATTTATTTACCAAGTAGAACACATACCATCCGGTAGAAAGTACCTAGGTAAGAAAGTGCTACAGTTTACGCGTAAGCTCCCACCTCTGAAAGGGTATAAACGTAAGCGTACGGTAATCAAAGAATCTGACTGGAAGACATATTACGGATCTCAGGCCGAAATAAAAGAGCTAGTAAAAGAAGGAAAAGAGTCGGATTTTAAAAGAACTATTCTTAAATTTGTACCGTCCAAAAAGCTTTTAACCTACTACGAGACAAAATATCTATTTATAAACGGAGTCTTGGAAGAAGACAACGAATATATAAACGATAACATTTTAGGCAAGTTCTACAGAAAGGACTTTTTATAGTATGATTAAACTCGTAGAAGTATTACACACAATTCCCGGCATCGAATACCATTTAGAGAATAATCTTTCTCTCCATGATAACATCTACCGGTACTCATCCGACGCTTTTGTAGAATTATTTGCCGAAGCAAGAAAGCTCGTAAATGAAGGAGCAATCCAACTCTCAGAAGAGGATCTCAAACTAATAGAAACTACAGATATCGGAGAGTACGGCATCTTTGAAGGAGAAAAAGTACCCTTAGACCTTCCCATGGTTGATGAGGCTGAATACAGAGGTAGAGATGTGCCTTTGAATAAACCTAAAAGAGGTGGGCCTAAGAAGTTCTACGTATACGTTAAGAATAAAAAAGGCAACGTTGTTAAAGTTAACTTTGGAGATTCAGGAAACCTTTCCGTTAAAATAAAAGAACCGGGAGCAAGAGCATCTTTTGCCGCACGTCATAACTGCGATAAGAAGAAAGATAAAACAAAACCAGGATACTGGTCATGCAATATTGGCCGTTACTGGAAGTCATTAGGAGGAAGTAGAAACTTTAGTGGATACTGGTAGACCTTATACAGAAGAAGAGAAGGGTATTTATCGCTTTAGAGAAATAGATCAAAACGTCTCTGAAGAAGAATTAGTCTGGCACCGGGATGAAGAAGACCGTATTGTAGAAGCTGTAGAACCTACAGATTGGCTTTTTCAGTTTGATAATGAACTACCTCAACCAATAACTTGGATATTTATACCAAAGGGAGTTTATCACCGAGTTATAAAAGGTTCCGGAACGTTAAAAATAAAAATAAAGGATCCGAACGATTGTAAATGTTCCGATTGTAAATGTAATAAATAATGGCTAAAAAATCCTCAGGTACCGCATTTATAAGCCACCCGCCTAAAAAAAGAAAGGGTATTCACTCAAAGAAAAGATCAAGCAAGATCAAAAGTTCTAAAAATTACTTAAAGCGCTACCGTGGACAGGGCCGCTGAGCCTATGAAGCTTTATAGAATCATATCCGAAATATTACAGTACGATCCAGACTTTGAAGAAGAAGTAGATAAGATCAAAGACAAAGGTGGAAAGTATATTGGATCCGGCGATTACGGAGCAGCATATCTTTTAAACGGAAGAATCTATAAAGTAACAACCGACGAGCTAGAGATAGAACACGCTAAGAAGCTCAAAAGAAAGAAAACTAATAACTTTGCTTATATCTACGATGTAGAAAGAATCAATCCTAAGCTAGGAATTATTCAAATGGAAGTTTTAGGGGAATTTAAAGAAGACGAAGTCCCCGACGAATTTGCAGACGCCGTAGAAAGAGAAGCCCAAAGATTTGGCATAGATCCAGACGAACTAGACATCCGACCCAGCAATGTAATGGTCAGACAGGATGGAGCTCTAAAACTAGTTGACATTTAGACTCATCCTTCTTATCTTACATTACATTGGGTAATATATGGATTATTCTATACTACTTGGTTATATAGAGAACCTTCTCGGGAAAGGCTCTCCTAGAGCAAGGGATAACTACGCATTCCATTGCCCTTTCTGTAATCATCGAAAACCTAAACTAGAGGTCAAGATGGCTACAGATGAGAATGGCAAGAATCCATGGGAATGCTGGGTATGTAATACTCGTGGACGTACGATTAAATCTCTCTTAAGACAGCTTAAAGTTCCTAGAGATACAGCTATAGAGATTTTACGGCATGTACGCAAAGGAGATAAGATATATTACGAAGAGAATACCGTAGTAAAATTACCCGAAGAATTTCAACCTCTCTTTTCTGCATCCCACCAAAGCGTTATAGCTAACAGACTCAGAAAATACCTTTACGGAAGGGGCCTAAACGACGTAGACTTTATACGGTATAATATAGGCTACTGTACGAGAGGAGAGTACGAAGGACGTTTAATCGTACCTTCCTACGATGAAAATAATCAACTCAATTATTTCGTAGGCCGTACGTATGAGAATTCCTTTATCAAGTATAAGAATCCACCTTCCTCTAGGGATATCATTATATTTGAAAATACTATCAACTGGAATAAGCCTATTGTACTGGTAGAGGGAGTATTTGATGCCATGGCCGTACGGAGAAACGCTATTCCTATTCTAGGTAAGAATATTGCACCTAGCCTATTAAAGAAAATCATCACATCCGAGCTCAAAGATATTTACATTGCGTTAGATAAAGATGCACTTAAGAGAGCAATCTCTTTTAGTGAAAAATTCCTAAAAATGGGAAAGAAGGTTTACCTGGTAGAGCTAGACGATAAAGACCCAAGCGAGATGGGTTTTGAAACCTTCACCAAACATATACAAAACGCTCAAGAGCTAGAACTATCAGGGCTCATGAGATACAAATTCGAATTATTATGATTTCCAAAGGAACCAACATCCTGCGGGAGAACTCTAAAAACCGGATAAAGTTTAACCCGGATCTCCAGCAGATAAACTTCCTTGACCGCCGCGTATACAAACGAGGTGAAGACCTCTACTACCCTTCGGTTACTACTATTCTACAGTACATGCCGAAGAATAAGTTCTTTGAAACCTGGCTTAAAGATGTAGGACATAATGCAACCTACATTATGAAAAGAGCCGGAAAGGAGGGGACTCAAGTACACGAAGCTGTAGAGCAGCTCCTCGAAGGAGAAGAAGTATCTTGGATGGATGATTTCGGTAATGCGAAATACAACGAACTAGTCTGGGATATGATTATGAAGTTTGTAGATTGCTGGAAAACTCTGAATCCCGAGCTAATCGCAACCGAAGAATTTACATTCTCAGATGAGCATAAGTATGCCGGTACAGCCGATATTGTATGTAAATTTAATGATGAGGTTTGGCTTTTAGATATCAAAACATCTAACTCGCTACATAAATCGTACGATCTACAGCTTGCAGCGTATGCCAAAGCATGGGAGGAGCAGACAGGTCAAAAAATCGATAAAACAGGAATTATTTGGTTAAAATCCTCTAAGAGAGGACCGTCTAAAAGGAAAGGAGTATACCAGGGGAGAGGTTGGGAATTAAGAATCGTCGAAGACATAGATGAGAACTTTGAACTCTTCAAACTTATCTATAAATTATATGCATTAGAGAACCCAACAACCGAACCTATTTATAAAGAGTACCCTACAACTTTACGGCTCTAGACATGAAAAACTTACTGTTAATACTTCTTATGCTTACCCTTTCTGGATGCTATACCGTAATTCACCCAGATTCTAGGTTTGCAGTAAGAGGTTTTAACGGTTATGCTGAACCTCGGGTGGAAGTTCATTATAATTGGAACTCCTACTACCCTACCGTTCACTTTACTCCCTACTTCTACTACCCAGTTCGTAACAGAATAATTTATACGAACTACTATGATTTTTTAGGATATTACGACTATTATTATTCTAGGCCTTCGGTTACAGTGAATCGAAGCAAACCTAATAAACCTGTTAGGAGTAGAAACGAAATTCAAGGTAGACGCTCAAGAGGGACCGAGACTAGATCTGCTAATACTAGAACTCGAACAACAATACCAACGAGAACTACTACAGATAAAAAAAGAACGGAAACTAGAAGCACTAGAAGTACAACGAGAACTGAAAGAACTAGAAGTACAACGAGAACCGAAAGACCTAGAACAGAAACTAGAAGTACAACGAGAACCGAAAGAACTAGAACGGAAAGTAGAACATCTAAAAGAACTCCTAGACGTAAGAATAATGAAACTAACTAGTATTATATTAGAGCAAGACGGACGTCCCAAAGTACTTGTTATGGCAGGCGGCGCAGGCGCGGGTAAAAGCTATGTGCTAGATCAGATTAGAATCCCTTCCGGAGTAGAAATACTTAACCCGGATAAGTATGTTGAAGCAGATAATATGCACTTGTCTGTCGCTTCTAGAATGGTAGACTCAGAAGCTGAGAAAAGAAAAGAGGAGGGTAGAAGCTTTGTCTGGGATACAACTGCCTCTAACAAGGAAAAAATTGTAGACCTCATGGAGGCCGGCTACGATGTTATGATGATTATGGTATACACACACCCAATCATCGCTTTCATTTCAAACTTTCAAAGGGATCGTAAGGTACCGAAGATAGGAGTAGTTTCAACCTGGGCTAATGTATACAGCCTGGTTGACGATTACCAAAGACTGTTAGGAGATAACTTTCAATTTTTTGTAAACCTTAGAGGGGGTAAGTTTAATAAAGAAATAGAGGAGTTTAACAAAGCTGCGAAAAAAGGTGGAAGAGGAATCTACGACTACCTCAACGATATGATGTCGAAAGATCCCGAAGCATATGCAAGTACTTTTAGAACACCTTACGATATCGAAGATCCGGAAGCTTTAAAAGCATACGAAGAAGAAACTAAAGGTATAGACTTCGACAGAGATGATGAATCGCTAGTTAAGCAGCTCAAAAAGTATTTCATGACAACCTACGATAAAAAAGGAGTAGGACCTGGAGTACAGAGAATGACTAAAAAAGTTAGCACTATACTTACCGGAAGAGATAAAGAAGCTGATCGATACATGGGCAATCTAGATAAGATTGCTGATATGATAAACAGCCCTAAATTCCAGGACCTTATCGATACAGATTCTATCGGAGAAATCAA